AAATCCGGTAGAAGAATTCCAAGCGTATACAGTTACATAAGGCGATGTATCTTGTGCGATAGCTATTGCATCTCCTTTAGGCGAGAACGCAACGCTATTACTTGCTCCTGAAGCAATTGTAGCGGGGTTTGAATATTTAGTGCCAAAACCCGACGTCATTGACCACGGGTATGCTACAACATAAGGAGATATTGAGCTTGGAAAAGCAATTGCATCTTCTTTTGGAGTAAAAACACATGATTCAATAGCTACTGCGGCGCTAGGAAACCCAACTGGATCTGCGTATCTAACGCCAAATCCTGGCAGCCACGGGTACGCTACAACTGGTGGAGTAGCATTTGCTGCGCTAGCAGCTACAAATACTCTTCCAGATGGAGAAAATGTCATTGACGCCGTTAAGCTAGATGACATTGCAGGAGAAAAATCTGTGTACCGCGATCCAAATTCAGAATTCCATTGGTACACACTTAATTTTGCTGACGCTAAAGTATCTCCAAAAGCTAAATCACTTTCGGGCGCTACGCCAGCGGTAGGCCGCGCTAAGAACGTCATGTGAAGTTCCTCATCAACGTGGCGTACCAAGCGTTAGGCCCGCTACGATAAGTGGCAACCAGCATGTCCACCGCGTTGGCGGTTGTCGTCAATGTAGTAGGCGAGCCTGCCGCCCATCTAAAAGACGCCGGCCAAGTCATCGTCCGCCCGCCAGTAGCGTCTTGCGTGATAAACCAGTTAATGGTCTGCCCGTCAGAAGGATTGCTCAGCGTTGGCGCTGTGGTGACGTTTGCTGTAAACGTGGTTGTAAACACGTTAGACAGCGAACAGTTAACGGTCATTGCAGTGGCGCTAAACGTCACAGCAACGGACGGCGTTTGGGCGCTACCAGAAATGCCAAGATCACCGTACAACGTGATGTTGACATCGTTTGACCCGCCAGTCTGACCAATCGTCATGGCGGTAGGCGTAGACCGCAGCACTGGCGTGCCGTTGACCGCAACGCCGATCTCACCGGCGGTTACTGAATAGACGCCCGTGTCATTGTCGCCGGTAAACGAAAACGCGGGCGCTCCTGCGGTTCCGGCGGCTAGTCGAACGGTGCCGGTACTGGTCATGCTGCCAGTCTGTGCCAAAGTTCCGTACAGCGTGACGTTAACGTCAGCCGAGCCGCCGCTCTGACCAATCGTCATAGCTGTACTGGTGGACCGCATCACCGGCACGCCATTCACCGTCAGCCCAAGTTGTCCGACGGCGGCCAAGTACATGCCCGTATCGCTATCGGACGCAAACGTGTACGCTGGGTTGGCTGCGCTGCCCCCCGCAGCAAGAATCTGCGAGGTGTTGATGGCGTTAGTGATGTTGTCAACTGTGTAGATTTCTACATCCGCTGACGTCTTCAGCACAAATTTGTATGACGTGCTGGCAAGCCAGACATTGGCTTCGCCGCGCGAGTTCAGAATAATTGGGTTGGTATTTGGCGTCGAAGCAGTTGAGTCAGTGTACGTTGCAAGCGGTGTGGTCGTGCCCGCAGCATAGGTGTACAGTTTGCCGTTAACGAGCGGGTTGCCGCTGTTGTCAAAAAACTGAAGTTTCGGCACTGCCGACAGCGATGCGCTCATAGCGACACCTCAAAAGCGGTCAAGATAATTGATGGAATGGCGGGGGAAAACGCTGTTGCGGGCTCTGCCAAAATTTGTATGGACGTGTCGTCTACTGCCCACATCAGCTCAAAGTAGCTGTTGCTTTGCATGTCTACCATAAAGTTCCATGCGGCTACAAGCTCAGAATTGTTACCTTTTATACGGACCCGGCTGGAAGAGTATGGTACGTCAGCGCCATTTATACGCGCCCAAATGTAGACGTTGCCGTCGCTGCCAGACGTCTTGTCAAGCTGAGCCGAAAACGAAAAGTTGTATGTGGAGGTGTCGGGCACGACAATTCGAGATGTGGGCGTGCCGCGATTGATGCCGAACGCCGTGACCGTTGTGTTAAGCGTCAGCGCATACGCTGTGTTTGTCAGCGCTGCCGTGTGGGTCGTGGTGTCGTAAAACGAGCCATGACGTGGTTTGCGGTTAAAAAATCGGTACCACTCGCGCGACATGATGTTGTTAGTGCCGTCTTCCAGCAGCGGCACTCGCTGCGCGGGGATACGAAACGGCTGTGGGTTAGGCATCGGTTCCGCTCGCTTGTAGCTCAGCGCCCATGATGGCAATCTTCACGGGGTCGGTACCACTTAGCTCGTACACCCGATCGCGCAGTTTTAGCGTCATGCCAAGCCGCCGCCAAATGACACGCTGACCCGTCTCGCCAATAGCACCTAACGAACGCCAGTGCTCGTTAGACCAGGTGTGGCCGCCGTCATCCGACCAGCGAAGCATGACTTGAGGATTGTTGCCTTGGCCCGTTACTAGCCCCACACCTGCTTCGCAGTCAAGCTGTAGGCTATGTTGCGCTGTGCGCTTCAGATTGTTTTGTCCTGTTGGCAGCGCCCGCCATGACCGCACCCAACGCTGAATTTCTGAGTCATCTGCGTAAGTGTCAAGATCAAGTTGATAGAGCTTGCCGTTAATGTAGTCACCAACAATAATTTTGCCGTTAAAGGCAGCAATGCAGTTGGCGCGGTGCCGCGTAAACGCAGCGTTTTGCCAGGCCGCGCGCTCATGCCAACGCTCAGTCGATAGGTCGTACACCCAAGTCTTGCCGGCAGTCGGGAACGTCAAGATGTAAAATTGATGGCCGTCTTGCTGGTAGACCATGCCAATAGCATCTTCAATTGTGCTGTACGATTGAATTTCATACTCGATTGCGTGCGTGCTAATGCGAACGCCGATGTAGCCGTTGGATTGATAGACAATCCCTTGGCCTTGCGCGTTACGGCCCAACCAAAAAACTCGGTTGGACAGCTTGGCCGGGGAAAACCGCGCCGCGCATCCAAGTTCATTAAAGGCGCCAGCGATGCGTTCCAGCGGAAAGTCAGGCCCGCCAGCGTTGTACCAGACCTCAGTCGACGTGGTGCCAAACACCCATATCTCACGGTTGCTGACAAGCACGGCCAAAATGTTGTCCGGCGCGCCTTCAGCACTGGAAAAATCTAGCGGGTCAACGGAAGTGCCGTCAAGCAATGCCGTCACCCATAGCTTTTGACTGTTGGGTTCGCTAAAGACAAAGTACCCATCGATGAACCCAACTGATGAGGCGCCGGGAAAGTCAACATCTGTGATCTGCGCAAATGCTGTAGTGCTGTTGTTGTAGATGTATGACGTGCCCGCAGTGTTGCCAAATGAAATGAACATCTGCGTGCCGTTGTCGGCCATTGTTACTTGACCTGTGCCGACGTCAGACGACACTGTGCCGCGCAGCGTTGCGGCATAGTTGCTATCCAACTCCCACAATTTTGTCTGAGGATACGGCAGCGTGGCGGCTGCTTGCGCGGTCACAACGTAGAGCTTGTCTTTGTAGACGTGCAAGCCGCGCACCGGGCCATCATCAAGCGTAGCGACCGGCGAACCGCCAACAGTAGGCGTGATGAGCTTTAAGCCTGGCGCACGCTGCAAAAACGCGGCTTCTTTGCCACCTTCAGGTACAACTTCAGGAAACAAATTTACGCAGCGGTCATTTGCTGCGTTGATGCTACGCGCAACGTAAAACGCGCCTAGAATCGGAGTTTTCATCAGAAGTTGCCGGCATAGATGTTGTAGCGCTGGCGCGTCCCGACGATGCTGTACGGGATCGACATCAGATCGTCAGGATTGTTGATGCGCTTCAGGTTGCGCTTAGACGTCATCGCAATCCGCGAGACTTGCCGCGACGGCTCAACACCAAACTCAGGCGCCAGTTCGCACGCCAAGTTGTAGCGGAAGCAACGGAAGTAGCCTGGCGGGAACAGAATTGGCGTTGCAAGCACAGCCGGTTGCGTTAGCTCTTGCACCGACACAAAATGGAACTCCAGCACCCGCGTAGGTACTGGATAGATGTACATGTCAATGTTGGGGAACGTCATGTTGACCCACATGACCTGCGGGTAGGTGCTGGTTACAGTTTTAAGCGCAATACCGTTGTACTGCTGTTGATTGATGAGCTTCAGACCGTACGAGACGCCGGTCGTTGGGTCTTTGAAGTAAGTTGAATCATCGATAAGAATAGGCCGGTTGCCTACAAAGTTACCCGTAGGCCCAAGCGTGCGGCTGATCGTTGAGGCCGGCCAACTGAACACTTGATCTTGTGTGGAAAACACAGCAAGGCGCTCAGTGTTCCACGACTCAATCATTTCATTGAGAGCAAGAAGCGCATCCGCAGATGTTGCAGCCGAAGGTGTTTCGCCTTCTGCTAATTGACCAAGCAGGCGAAGCGCGCCGTTGATGAGATCCCCAGCCGTAGCTTCGTTGCCGCTGAGCGTTAGGACAGTCATGTTAGTAGCTCACTTCCGTTGTCTCAATCTTGCAGACCCAGCGAATCGTGGTGCTAGCCTGACCCGTAACCGTTACCGACAATCCACCGTTTGTGGTGTCAGCCGATAGCGCCACCGCCCAGGTAGACGCTCCGGCGTCAGCATACGGGCTTGCAACCGTTGAGCCTGTCAGCGTTGTAGCAGCAGCGTTAGCACCCCGCTTGATCTGACCGTCAAACGTCCATGACTTCGTGTCACCTCCGCCAGTAACATTCGCAATGACAGAGCCACGGAAGTAGAACGCTGAATTATTTGGCAGGATGATCTGGTTGGTCGCGCCAGCAGAGGCAGACGTGTTTGAGCGTAACACCGCAGGTGTTGCGTTGGTCGTCACTCGCCCAAGAATAAGCAAGCCACCTTGTGACGCACCGGCGACAGCGGCTACCGGACCAATGCAAGCTGGGAATGCATGGTAGCCAACAACACCCCTGGTCGATCCGTAACCACCACCTGAAATCACAGAGTAGGAAGAATCAGCAGCATTTGAGACACCGCCGCCAATGAACGAATACGCGCCAGACGCAGTGTTGAAATAGCCACCAACGGTCGAAGCATAAGTGCCGTTTGCCCAGTTGAAAAACCCACCACCAACAAACGTATCCAGCGCTTGCGCTTCGTTGTACGCACCGCCGCCAACAAATGATGCGCTGCCAGACGCAATGTTTTCGTTGCCTCCAACAACAATGGCTGTGCTAGTGGAAGCTGTGTTTTTTAAGCCTCCGCCGACAAACGAATAAACGCCAGATGCCTTATTCTCCTGTCCGCCAGAGATGACCGAAATGTTGCCGCTTGCTACTTGGTCAGCAGACGCACGCTCTGTTTGCCAGTCTACAGAGTTAGACCCGCGCTTGTTTCCGCCTGCTGTCGTATTGTCAGGAACTTGTGCCAGTAATGCGCCATCTCCTTTTGGCTGCAACACTAAATCAGTGTTTGCTACCAAGGTAGATGGTGTCATAGACACCGCATAAGTTGACGTGTTGGGCGCAGACGAGTTAGTCGCAAACGCCACGTTTACGACAGGCGGCGGCGCGGGGTCGTTAAGTTCAATCGTCAGCGTGCGGGAGTCATAGTTGGCTGCGGTGATGACAATTGTGTAGATGCCATTTGCAGCAAAAAAGATGTACTTTCCGTCAGCGCCCGTGGTGATCGGGTTGCTAATCGGACCGAGAAGCTCTTGGCTGACAATGTACGGCGTGCCGGCGCTAGACAGCACTGTCGTTGAGATGTCAGCGCTACTGTAAATTGTTGCTAGTGTGCCGTTGTAGTTGTAAACAAAGACTTCGGCCCCGGCGATAGGGTGGTTGCCGGAATCCGTTACGACGTCAAAGTAGCTCTGCATCCTTGGCCTCCCGGCGACGACGCGGGCGCAGTTCGTTCACTGGCTCGGGCTGAGACTCACCGGGAGTATAGCGCGTCCAGCCGTTTTGTTCATCATACTCCGCTTCCAAGTCCGAGATGGCAACCTTCTCGCCGTGGCGCGGGTGACGCAAATAGATGATGGGCATAAAAGTCGGGGGCCGAAGCCCCCGCCAGGTTAGTTGCCGGCCATCACAACCCAATTCGTGCCGTCTTCGCAAACCAAGATCGCCCATGCACCTGCTGACGCCGCCAAAATGGCGGTAGCAGCCGTATTAGACGTACGAGGTTTGACGTTCGACGACGCCGAGATTAGGGTGTAAGTACCCGACAGGTTCTTCACAAAGATAGTCCGACCGATGTAACTAGCGCCGCTTGGCAACGTCACGGTGACGTTGGCAGCGGAACCGTTAGCGATCACAAAGTTCTCTTCATCGCCCAGAACAAAACTGGCAGTTTTGGTAACTGGAGCATTGAGATAGAACGCCGTGAGCGCCGGGTCGGAATACGCAACTCCAACAGGCTTATTGTTCGCCATAGCGATTCCTTTGAAAACAGGGGCCGAAGCCCCCGTCAAAATCAGCCAATACGATACACGGTAAAGGCGTTGTCAGCCGTCTTGCGGAACCGGAAGATACCGCTCGACGTGATTGCCAACGCTACCGTGGCGTTGCCGCCGTCGGTAAAGCCAGTGCCCGAGCCCATCGCCAGCGCGCCGGTACCAGAGCTGGTGCCGAGGTTGACGACGATAAGATCGAACGTGCTGCCAATCCCTGCGCTGCTGACGATTGCATCTACCGTCGACGCTGCGGGCAGCGTGTAGGTTTGTGCAGCAGTCGCGCCAGAGCCAACCAACAGCATACCGGCGGTCACTTGCGCAGCCGACAGCGTTGCCGTGCCGGTTTGCGACAGCGGCTCGGCCATGTAGCCGAGAACATTTTCGTTGCGGTTGCCATCGCCAACTTGATAGCCACCTGCACCATTTGGAAGAGACATGATTTAATCCTTTCAAAGCTGATGGGGGCCGAAGCCCCCGGTATTGTTTAGCCCCAGAGACGGACGCCCATCTGCGGGCGGATGACCGAGTAGCCGTAGAGCACGTCAATACGGCAGGGCAGACGGTCATTGTTGATGTCGTATTGACGAACAATACGCATCGAGATGCCGTTATGCACCTGGCGCGAGGCCATGTCCACGCCTTGCGGCATCAGCAGGTCAGCGGTCGCAAACGTGATCGCATCTTTGTGATAGATCAGGTTTTGCGGGTACTGAGTGCTGGCGCTACCCAAGAAGGTCACCACGGCGCCGGACTGCGGGAACGAATCCACAGTGGCAAGCGCTTGAGTCGAGGTGTAGATCGCAGGGCTCACGCTGACCGTGTACGCGCCGCCGGAGGCGGTTGCGTCAGCGGTCGCAACGAACTGTTGCAGGCTGCCAGTCGACTCACGGGTCTGCGGGTTGACAGCGTAAACGCCGGCAACGGTGAACACGTCACCTTGCTTGATCGTTTGCGTGCCAGTGCCGGTGATGGCGATGGTCGTAGCACCTTGTGCCGACACGGTGGTCGTAACAGTGTGCGAACCCGTGCGGGTGCCGGTGGTGTGCTGCTTGATCGACTGCGACATGTTGACTTCTTCAAAGCCCAGCACACCCTCGCCCATCAGGCCATTCTTGAACTGACGGCTGATGGTGTTGGTGGGGTTGAACAAGCCTTTCATGCCTTCGACGAGGCCAGCGTTCGCAGCCGGGTTGACGGTGGCATAGCGA